CAGTTTTCAGTGCGTCGGACCCTCCTTCTATTTTATGAAACAAGAAAATGGAAGTGTCGAGATTCGTGACTGTCATGGTCTCATGAAGAAGCCTTTGGGTGGATTTGTTAGCGCCGAGGCGGCTGATTTTGATGCCTGGACTGTCCGTCCGTCAAAGCCAACTGAACATGGTGATTGTGGAAGCATTCTTGCCGTATCATCACCTGTTGGCGCGGTTCTGCTTGGCTTGCACTGTGCATACAGTGCCGAGCAGAATATTGCCTGGACAACGCCACTTTTCTTTGAAGATTTCATTGATGCTCCGATGGTTCAGATTGGTGAGTATCACCTTGAAGAAAATGACAAGCTCTTCACCGATTTTCATAAGGACGGTAAGATGATCGTTCATGGTCAACTTGTTGGGTTCCGACCCCGCATGAAGGCTACTGGAACTAAAACTACCATTGCTAGTTATGTTCTTGGTCGTGGTGAGGAATTTTCTCCTCCCATTACTGATCGATTGTTTCGTCCTTTGATGGGTGCGTGGGAACAACCCCAGAATGTTTTGAAGAATTATCTCCATCCTACCCATTCGATGCGTGAAGATGTGTGGCGTGCGTGTGTACGCGCGTACTGCCGCCATTTGAAAAAACATCTTACGGAAGAAGATCTTGCGGATATCCATCCGGTTCCGCTTGATGTCGCGGTCAATGGTTTTCCAGGTGTTCCTAATGTTGATGCGCAGAAGTTTACAACTTCTGCAGGACATGGGCATACTGGCGCTAAATTGCAGTTTCTCTCAGAGCAAGAGGCCTATGAAGAATGGTCACATTATCGTAAATACGATGATGTGATCGTTTCGGAGGTTAATGAGATGAGAGAAAATGCTGCGGCAGGAATTCGTCCGCATGCTATTTACAATAGCAATTTGAAGGATGAAATGCTTCCATTGCGCAAGATTTTGGCAGGTAAGACTAGAACTTTTTATGTCTGTCCTGTCGCTTTCTTGTGCAATATGCGCATGTCTACTCTTGCAATGTGTCGTGTTATGATACGCCGAAGGGACATCTTTGGGATGGCCATCGGCTTGAACACACATTCTGAAGAGTGGAATGATTGTTGGGAGAGAGCTCAGAAGATCGCTGGTGACAATGGAATTGCCGGTGATTTTCAGTGTTATGAGTCAATCCTAAGCATTCTGATTTCGAATGGAACGAATGAAGTCTTCAAGTTCCTTGCAGAACTTTCCAAGAACTATCCTGATGAAGAGATGATGGTTTTGGACACTTTGCTTGCGGATACTGTGAATCCAACGATTAATTTCTTTGGTACGCTTATCACGTTGCTTGGTGGAGAGGCGTCGGGTCAACAGATGACTACACCTTTCAATTCTGTGGCAAATAATCTTTTGCACATGTATGCTTTCGTCATTGTTATGTTGGAAGCATTGTGTAAGAAGATGCCAGACCTCTTTGAGGAAGACTTTGATCTGGATGAAATTGCCGATGAATTTTTTGAGAAAGTTTATCGTGATACCCTTGGAGATGATGTGTATCTCAAGGTTTCTCCAGAATGTCCAGAGTACAACCATACCTCTATCCAAGGTGTGTTTTCTGGAATGGGAATTGTTTACACTATGGCGGATAAAACCGCAGAGAGTGTCCCATACATCTC